CGACGTCAATTCTACATCTTCCATCCATGCATACGTGTCTGTGGTTACCGCAGCAGTTGCCACACCATTTGCACTGGTGAGCGGCGCGTAATTGGCAATCAACATGAATCCAAGATCTTGGGCAACGGAACCAGCCAAAATTTGCGCAACATCCACTTTGTTCATAGGATAAAAGAAAGGTAGAGTCATCTCATAAGATTCGTTCTTACCAGGTCTAACCATAAATCCTGAACGCTGTGACAGGGGGATAAGTTTCGAATTAGTTGAATAATTGATACTATCACTACGAAAATTAGGCAATGGCTGGTAACAAAATCGCTTAGCTCCATAATAAAATGGTGATGCGTTTGTCAAAACCCTAAGCTTAAGATTACCTCGAATGAACGCAAAATTAGCTATCTTCTTTTGGACGCGCACATTATTAAAAAATGCTTGCCAAGGATAAAAACCAGTGGTCGTCCCAAGAACTTCAGAAGTAGACCACGTCCGAGAGTCAATAAGAACCGGTCGCGATAGGAATTCTTGTAGACTAGCAGAGTCTAATTCGTCTGCTGAAGCGACTTCAGACTCTGTAATCTTCCATCCCATATCGCCCGGCACCTTTTCATCGGTGAAGACAACGGTTTCTTCTGCGCTCTGCGAAACCCAGTTAGCATTACTCATGCCTGTAGCGTGATCGTCTTTACAAAGATCACAACTGGTACAGCTACATGTGAGGCATCGCACCTCCTCCTCGTTTTTAAATGTAATATATGTATTAATAAAGTTTCCAGATAAATATAAAAATGCAAAATGAAGTATATCTATTAACATATGCATATCTCTTTGGTTGGAGTCAAACCTACTCCTTCCCTAAATAGGGACTTTGGGGAACGCCCTGGTGTGATTAGCGCGCAATCCACTCTCACGGATCCATCAAGAGATAATATGGAATACATGCAGTATATATGTACGCGCAGCAATTTCGCTTCAAGGTAGTATTGCTAAACTACCTGCTAGTTTAATGTCATAGTCGGACATGACGTAGATCTACAGTGAAGATCGCCAGAAGCGCTCACGAAGCTCTTCCCACGACGGGAACGAACTCTCGCGGACGTAAGCCTCCAGGCCACATCTTTTCACTATACGATCAAACATCTGCGCCTTTTCTTCAAACTTGGCTTTGCCGTAAAAGAAGTACTCTGCATAAGCAGACTCCATCACAGCAATAGCTTGTGCCTCAGGACAAAGTGTCTTTGATTTGACCACTCGTGTTAGTGATTTACCAAT